ACGCCCGCGGAACCTTCGTCGCTACGTCGGTCGCCGCCAACTCCGGGCACATCGGCCTGCATTGGAACAGCCTTGCGACGATGAGCTGGGGCGAGCTCGGCGTGCTGATGCTCAAGGCCAAGGAGTCGGTCGACCAATACGGCGACGAGGAACCGCGGCGCATCTTCAAGCAGAAGCGTCTGGCCATGCCCTGGAGCGAAGAGGGCGGCGAGATGGTGGCGCTGGCTGAGGCCGCCAACTACAAGATGGCCGACCCTTGGGACGCAGAGGCCGCGATCACCCCGAAGGCCCGCGTCGTCGAGCAGAAAGACGCCGTGCCCGGGAGCATCCCTTTCCGCACGATGGGGGTCGACGTCCAGCGTGGCCACTTCTGGGTGACTGTCCGCCGATGGGCCAAGACCGGGCATAGCCGCCTGATGGCCTTCGCCCGCATTGACTCATGGGGCAACGTCGAAGCCTTCGCCAAACAGCACGGCGTCCATCATGCCATGGTGCTCGTCGACTCAGGCGACAACACCACCGAGGTCTACCGCGAGACCGCCAAGCGGAACTGGAAGACGGCCAAGGGCTCAGGGTCCGACGACTTCGCAGTGACTGACAAGTCCGGCAACACGACCCGCCGCTTCTACTCCGAGAAGCAGTCCATCGTCGTCCCTGGCATCCCGCAGCGCGCGATCCTTATCGTCCACTCGGCCACCGCCGGCAAGGACCTCCTGCACGGCCTCCGGGCTCGCCGCGTCTGGACCTACGCCCTCGACGCGACCCCCGAGTACGTCGAGCAGCTGAGCGCCGAAGTCCGCGTAAAGGACAAGCGCACCGGCAAGCCCATGTGGATACTTCCCCAGGGCAAGCGCGATAACCATGCTCTCGATACTGAAATCCTCGCCCTCCTGGCCGCCGTCCGCTGGGGCATCGCCGGGCGGGAAACTGCCGAAACCGACTTGCAACCGTCATGACCCTTGGCACGCTATATGCAAGGGTACGCCGTTTAGTGTCGTGGGAGGAAGAGACCTATGGCGTGGGCTGGGCGGCGTACCCCCCTTTTAACTTCCATTCTCGGCAAGTTTAAATGGCCTCTGGACTCTTTATCGGACTTACGGAGTGCGAACTCCTAGACATCAAAGCCAAGGCGGTCTCCATGATCACCGAAGGTAAGACCCTGATGTCCTACTCCGACTCCGGCTCGTCCGCGTCAAAGCAGTTCGCCATGCCCCCGAAGGAGATGCTCGCCGAGGCCATGTTTGCCCTGAGCCGCCTAGACCCGGCGACTTACGGCTCGCGTCGCACGATCATCTCGACCGACTGGCAGAACCGCCAGGACTAACTTTCCATGGCCATCCGCAAGAAGATTAAGACCGTCAGCCTGCGTCCCAAGCCGGCTACGCCTGCCCCGACCGCCCCGCAGCCGCAGGCTTCCTACGGCGATTGGCAGTCCATCGGCGTGACGCGTGCCCGCCGTGCGGCCTACGGCGCGGAACCGCGTGACCTTCGCCGTGACCTGACCCCTTACGACCGCCTGACGATGGTGCGCAAGTGCCGCTGGGCCGAGCGTAACTCCGGGCTGTTCAAGCAAATCCTTGCGGACATCTGCCTCTACACCGTGGGCGACGGCATCAAGCCGCAGAGCCACGCGTCGACCCCTGAGATGCAGGAACGCTACGAGGCTTACTTCGCCGAGAAGGCCAAGCGCATCGACATCACGAACCGCTTCTCGTTCTACCAGGCTCAGTCCATCCTTCTCCGCGGCATGATCCGCGATGGTGATTCCTTCGCCGCCAAGGTGCGTAACGGCGCCGGGGAAGCGAAACTCCAGCTGATGGAAGCCCACCGCGTCGGCGACCCTCTCGAAGGCAAGGTGCCCGAGGGTATGCACGACGGCATTCAGTTCGGTCCGTATGGCGAATACATCGCCGTAAATATCTACCGCTCCGACGGCTCGTCCCGCCAGATCCTCGCCCAGTCGATGATGATGGTGGTCGACCAGGAGTACGCGTCCGGCGCCCGTGGCGTCCCCCTGCTTCAACATTCGGTCAACACGATCCAGGATGAAATGGAACTCCTAGCGCTGGAGAAACAGGCGTGTAAGGACAACGGTGACGTAAATCGTGTAATCACCAAGGCTGGTGGCGTCCTTGACTCAGACATGGCTGGAGAACTTGGGGCGACCAACGGCTCGTCGTACTCCAACCTAGCCAACACGATGGGCGGCAAATTGATTGTTCTCGAGCCCGGCGAGAGCATGACGTCCTTCCAGAGCAACCGCCCCAACGCCACCTTCACCGGCTTCCTCGCGGCGCTGGAACGCGACATCTCCCAGGGCGTGCTCCCTTACGAGTTCGTCGGCGATTCCTCCAAGCTGGGCGGCGCCACCGTCCGCCTCATCACGGCCAAGGCTGGCCGCGTCTTCTCGAAGTATCAGACCATCATGATCGAGAACTTCTGCGTCCCGACGTGGGGTTACATCATCGGCCAAGGCATCGCCGCCGGCGAACTGCCCGACGACCCGGACTGGAACCGCGTCTCCTGGACGACCCCGAAGTCCGTCACCGTCGACGCTGGCCGCGAAGCCGCTAACGACCGTGCCGACGTCGAGATGGGCCTCCTGTCCATGTCTGAGCTCTACGCCCAGCGCGGCCTAGACTTCCGCACCGAGATGGCCAAGCGAGCCTCTGATATGGTCCACATTAAGGACTTGGCCGAGCAATACGGCATCCCGTTTGAACTGCTGTTCCGTCCGTCCAACACCCCGGTCGGCACGATTAGCGGCGACGTCATGGAAGGCCCTGAGTCCCCCGAGATGGAGGACGAACCCGCTGACCAGGAAGAGCCCGAATCCGAAGACCAACCCAACTCCTAACTTTATGCGTTTCCTCACCAACGGACTGTCGGGCCGCGAGCCCCTCCTCATCGACCCGACCAAGGCGAAAGACCATGCGGTCTTGGCCGAGAAGTTCGGCTTCACTGATATGCTCGCGCAGCTCTTCGGCGTGGCTCCCAAGCCCTACGTCGTCGATGGCATCGGCATCATCCCGGTCGTCGGCGTGATCGGCAAGGGTCTGTCTCCTCTCGAAAAGATGATGGGCGCCGTGGACATCAACGACCTGTCTGATCAGGTCGACGCAATGGCAGCCGACCCTGCGGTCGAGAAGATTGCCTTCCAAGTCTCTTCGCCTGGCGGCACGGTCACCGGCGTCGAGGAACTGGCCAACAAGATTCGCAACCTCGGAAAGCCCACGATGGCCTATACCGATAGCGAGATGGCATCGGCCGCATACTGGATTTCCTCGGCTAGCGATAAAGTGACCGCATCGCCCTCAAGTTCCGTAGGTTCCGTAGGCGTCTACATGGCCATCCCTGACTACTCCGAAGCCGCCAAGATGGCCGGCATCAAGATGGTCGTCATCAAGTCCGGCAAGTTCAAGGGCGCTGGCATCGAAGGCACGTCCCTCGACGAAGGCCAGATGAGCAACCTTCAGGAGGGCGTCGACACAATCCACGCCGAGTTCAAGGAAGCCGTGAACATGAAGCGCAAGATGGTGAAGGCCGAGGCCATGGAAGGCCAGGTCTTCTCCGGCAAGCAAGCCGCCGCCCAGGGCTTGGTCACGGGCTTGGCCGACTCTTTCAACGACGCCCTGCGTTCGTTCTAATTCCATTCCCAGCAAACATAAGATGACCATCGAAGAACAGCTGCTCGCCGCCACCGCCGCCGTCTCTGGCCTTACCGCCGAACGCGACGACCTCCGCACCACTGTCGAGAAGATGACGGTCGGCGTCTCTGCCGAACTCGAAAGCCTCAAGGTTGAAGCCGCGTCCAAGGACGCCAAGCTCGCCGAGCTGACCGCCGCCCTCGAAGTGGCCGTCAAGGAGTCCGAGTCCTTCAAGGCCCTCGTCGCCGAGCACGAGGCCACCAAGGTCAGCGCCTCCAAGGAAGCCGCCAAGATCGTGGCCTCCGTCGGCGTGTCCCCGGTCGAACTCAGCCCCGCGGATGGCAAGCCCACCGCCGAAGCCGTCGACCACCTCGCCACCTTCATGTCCCTGCCGGTCGGCAGCAAAGAGCGTAACGAGTACTTCGCCGCTCACCGCAACGCCATCATCAAGGCCTGCATCTAATTTTCCCTCAACCCTCAATTATCCTAACACACCATGGCTAACTCCATCGCAAACGCCCCGGCCATCCTGGCCGAGTCCGTCATCGCTTCCCTCAAGGGCAAGCTCCCGGCCCTCCGCGCCTTCTCGTCCGTCTTCACCGCTGCCGAATCCGGCGCCGGCAAGACGGTTCAGGTTCCGCTGATCGGCACCTCCACCGCCACCGAGTTCTCGACCGGCGGCTACCTCACCCAGGACGACGCGACGATCACCGCCGCCAACGTCACCCTCAAGCACTTCAAGGTGTCGAGCCGCTTCTCGCCCCTCGACGTCAAGATGTATGGCGCTCAGTTCCTCTCGAACGCCTTCGTCCCGACCGCCGCCAACGCCCTCGCTGAAAAGTGCCTGGCTGAAATCGGCGCGCTGATCACGAACGCCAACTACGCTTCGTCCGTCGACACTGGTGCCGCCCTGACCTACGCTGAAGTCGTGACCGCCAAGGGCGTGCTCGACGCCGCCAAGGCCGCTGAGCCCCGCGCGTTCATCCTGAACAGCACCTACGCCAACGGCCTCCTCGGTGACGCCACCATCATCGGCAACTCCGTCCTCGGTGCCGGCATCCTGACCTCCGGCCAGATCGGTACCCTCGCCGGTGCCGCTGTCTACCAGTGGAACAGCCTCCCGGCGAACGCCGAAAACCTCGCTGGCTTCGCCTGCGGCGCTGACGCTATCGCTGTCGCCTCGGCCCTCCCGATGTCCGAAATCCCGGGCTTCGAAGTCGCCAACGCTGTCGACGCCGACACCGGCCTCGGCGTCCAGGTCCTCATGGGCCAGGAACAGTCCGGCTACTACAACGTCACCGCCACGCTGCTCTTCGGTGCCGCTGTCGGTCGCGCGACCTCCCTCCACCGCCTCAAGACCGCCGCCTAATAGCGGTCC